TCATATTATGGCCTCACTTACTATCTCGGTAGTGATTTTCGCATCACTAATAATCATTCTGGTCATGGTGGCGCCGCCGCTAATTTCTCGAACAAGGATGGCGTCTGCTTGATATATGGGAACATCACCCAGGGAAGCGCCAACCTGACCCACCGCCACCAAAGTGCTGTCATCGGTGGTCTCAGCAAGAGCGCCTGTAATGCTGCTGGCCCCGGCTGTTCCGGTGGCGGCAAGTGTGCTGTCGTCGGTGGTGGTGGCGAGCGTGCCAACAACATCCTCGCCAACCTGCCCGGATGCGGCGAGCGTGGCATCTTCGGTTGTTGTGGCCAGTGCGCCGGTAACATCTGCCCCAACCTGCCCTGTGGCATCCAGCGTGGCATCATCAGTTGTTACGGCGAGCGTGCCGGTGATTGAGCCGCTGGCGGGATCGTCCTCTACCCCTAGCGAGCCAACCCCAAGAGAGTCAATGCCAAGGGACATTAGATTGCCTCTATACTAGCTACCGCAGCCAAAGCGATTGCCTCGCACTTAGTCCAGTCAGTTTCTGCTGCGAGATCTATTGAGAATTTATCCTCAAGACCAGCAATCATCGCACCGACCTGCTTCCATGCTATGCCCTTTGCGTTCCACTCCAGTGCAATAACGGCCGCAGACTCACCAGTAGCATTGATCCGCCCCTGCATGAACACGCCAACAGTTTCGTCAATATTGAACTGAGCTGCCTCCTGCGCCTTGAAGGTATATTCCGCATCTTTCCCAGCCGCCTGAGTCACATAAAGCAACCGTTTTTCCGCTGATGCGGCTTTAACGATCTCCCGTGCATATTCCTTTGCTGGTGGCAACGGATCGAAGCCATCAATAATGGACTGAATCGCCGCCTCGTCAGCAGGACTGCACGACCATTCGCCATCAGAGAATCTAAGTTCATAACCCTGATTGTGGATTTCATACTGTAGGTAGTTACTGTTATCTGTAATCTTGATCATCTTCTCACCTACGAAGTAGCCAGGTAAATTTTTGGGGCAGCATAAACTTCACGGCCCAACGTTTCGCTTGCGGAGGCAGGCATGGCAGACCAACCTGCTATTGTTTCGTAATAAGTGGCCGCCCTTGCCCCGTCTGCGGCATAGGGCATAAATGGCTTAATAACATCCACCGTCCTATGCCCATATACTGAACAGGCCCCATCATCTATATAAGCGATGAAATAAGTTCCAGGCTCAAGATCGAACGAGGCTACTGTGGCAGACACAGAATAGGCTGCTGTCGGCGTGATGTCCCCGGTCTGCGCAATCAGCTGATCTGGGCGGCCATCAGAGCCCATGGTGTAAATCCCCAAGCGAAACTTGGCTGCTGTACCTACGGCGGTCATTCTGGGCACGCCAAACCGAATCACGCCCTCAAGCCTGTGAAGCAGTGTGAATGAGGTGTAGGCCAGCCGGTTGGCCGTTGCGTCGTAGGAGAGGTTAGTTCCTGCTACGAATGCATCAATATGAATATCCGCCACTGGCGAAGGTGTAACCGGCATTAGTGGTAGGAATGAATTGGCAGTGGCCGCGCAAGATACAGTGGCCGAGCCGCTTAAATTAATGGCCGCAGGTGATGTTCTATCGTAAGTCCCGCTAACTAGCGTCTCAATAACAACAGCTCTAGTAAGAGTCGGGCCTGATGACGAATAAACACCCATGCCCTCTTCACGATTATTGCCATCCTCAATAACATAACGCACAGTATCGCCATCTGCGAAGGCATCGCCAACTGCAATACGCCCAGCTTCGGCGCTACCTAGCGCAATCGTGCCAGTGCCAGTTGTAGAGGTGGACTGTTTTACCCAATTCGCTAACATAGACATAGCTATTCCACCCTAAAAAATCCCGGAGCAGCCAGGCCGAGCACTGTCGGTTGCCCTGCTGCCAACGAAAAAAAAACCTCTGGAGAGGGCGGCGACTCATCACCTTCAATACTGGTAATCGTTAGAGTGCAGTAGTAAGAGCCGTCTGCCGAGACCAGGTGATCAATAGGCATTGAGGTAGCCGGAGCCAGCACCACCGCCTCGATGCTATAGCTCCCCGATTGATTGCCGCAAAGAACTGTTGAGTAGAGCAGCTTTGAAATATCGAAGTGCGTCACGTTATCATCGTAGGTGGAAGGAATTGTCCAGTAAAAAACCGATACAGTCTTAGCCGTGATGGTCAGCGGCGCTATCAACACCAATAGCAGAAGCAGCCTTTTCATCACGAGTTACCTTCGGTGATCTCATTGCCAGAAATGTCGACAGGAAGCCCTATGACGACATTCACCGTATTCAGGTTCAGGTCAGAACCACTGACGCCAACATCGCCATCCATAACAAAAACATCATCGCTATCCACATCCCTGAACCATGTTGCCGTTCCGGTGGCGTCTGCTGATGTGTCACCAGTAATCGCGCTAGCGGTTAAAACACCCCCAACTGCATCAGGTGATGACGGATCACTATACGTAAGTTCCGCAAGAAGATTGGTCACTGCGCCGGCAGTAGCGGGTCGCACACCATCATAGATCCGAACCTTGCCAGCGCCTGCGCCCGCATCTCTCGCAGCCTGAATCTGGTTTGCTCTTGCGTTTCGCAGAGTCGTTGCAAATGCCATCGTCATGACTATTCCCCTTTTGCTTTTAGATAATTTGGCGCCTCGGCATCAATAGCCGCCCTGGCCTTTTTCAATGCCTCTGCTCTTGTTTTACCTGAGCCATTTAACGTAAAGACACAAGTCCCATTTTGCGCATAGAGCCGCACGGTATATTGATGATTCTCATCAATATCTATCTCTGGATAGGCTGTGTGTGTTTTTAAATTCATCGGTTCGGCCATCTATCTATCCTCTGTTAATAATCGTTGTTACCTAATAATTCCCACGCCCAAATTGACGCACGAACCAATACATTGTTTTTCTCTTCCACTTTGGAACGCCGAGCACTTGCAGTGATTCTAAAAACACCCTACCGGCCCACTCTTTTGAGTTGATGGCGTTGTCATAACAGTAGTCATGCAGCACCGCCGCCTGGTCATAGTTGCCCATAGGCGGAAAGAGAGACCAGAGCCAACGAGGAATGGTGGCTAGATCAGTAACAAATCCTCTGTGGATGCTGATCGCCTCTATGCTGGGAAATGAGCCCACGTGATACTCAAACGGCACCGCCACCTCGAACAGTCTTCCTGGAAGGTGTTTGGTGATTAATGGCTGGGTGAATGAGCTCATCCAAATTGCACCCATAGATCGGCCTGCGCCTGCCCAGCGAGTGCGAGCGCCTCAGTAAGCTCAGCCACGTCCACAATGGCAAAGGTGTTGTCGGCCAGCTTCCATTGAATCGTGTCGGTACCGAGCACCTGTATTGCTCGACTCATTCTGGACTGCGCCACCTCATCACCATCAAAGGTGTTATCAGCCGTAGTAGTTACCTGAATAGCTGCGACGGAATCAGTTCGGGCCTGCTTTGCTATTGCGAGCTCTTCTTCTGGTGTAGGTATTGGCGCAACGTATTGGGCTATTGATTCGACATTCTCAATCAGCCAGTTTGAGATTTGGATAATATGAGGCGATCGGTCATCATCATCTAACTGAATAGTGGTAGGTATCCATCCATATTTATCGGTCAGGATTTCCAAATCAATTTGGTTTGCACCTTCAGCAGAATAGGCTGGATTTCTATAATCGGTAACTTGCAACATTATGAGATCCTTTTAAATAAAGTTGTTGGATACCCGCTGGCATAGGCGCTTGTGACACTACCCAAGGCCCGCCATGTTCCGCTCGGAGCGGAGCCTAATGCTGTGCCTCTATTAGAGCCGGCTGATGATGAATATACGCTGGCCCCGTTGTAACGAAGTCCAGAACCTGCGTAAGTAGAGTTAGCGGTTATGGTTGTGTTTAATGTTGATCTCGCTAGCAAAGCATATGATCCAATGGCGCCAATAGATGCAGCCGCTGTTTTGGCTAACACATTTGTTGTCGTCATTTGCTCACCAGCGGCAAGCTGTGTAGTGCCTACAGCGTTATCTGCAATTGCGGCGGTTTGGATCTTGGGTGCGCCAGTATCCCCAGCCGCAAGCCCTGGAATCATGTCTCTCAATCGACGAAAGACGGTATATATCCCCGGCTTATCGGTGAACAACTCTGTATCTGTAGGTGGATCGTACGCCATTGTTATCTCTCTCTAAATTTGGAGGTGACCAGGATCACCGTTTGAATACTCGCCATTTTCATCAGAGAAGTGCCCCCACTTCTCTTGCTCTTCACTAGTGGCATCCGGGTAATCGGATGCACCAACATCCGCAAAGTACCAATACTTAAAAAAGTAGTAAGAGGTGAGTGCCGTGACCGTTATTCTGTCGCCGCGTTTGTTGGGCACCATGCTGATGACCTGCCACTTTGTGACATTGTTGGCACCGGTCTCATCCTGTATGGCTTCGGTGTCTAATATCACCCGCTCACCGAGATGCTGTTTGTCGGCATCTTTAACGTCAATCTCATAAGTGATGATTTGAGGTGTTTCACCAAAACGGGCATAGAGTTTGGTCGCCAATACCGATGCCTGGGTGTCACTGACAAACCAGCGAGACAACAATTTTTTATAGCTAGGCACACCAAACTTGTTAGCGCCTGACAGCTCAGGGTTTGACCCCAACACATGCCGGTTAAAGTTTTCCTGATCGTCTGATTTTGAGTAGTCGATCTTGTCGTAGCTCACCAGCACATCGGTAATCCGGCGCTCCACATCATCTTTTTTGTGGACACTGATTAGCTCCAGCTCATCGCGCAAGGTATTCACCTGGGCATTCAGCTCTTCGGGAGCCAGCGCCTTGATGTAGATAGAGCTCTCGGCAAGGTCTGCCCATATATCAAACAGAAACAGCTCTGACCATTCGTTAATAATCTTGTCTACTTCACTGGGTTTAAAAATTGCACCGGTGATATTGGCCGTAAGCAGCCAGTTATTTTTCTCGTTATCCCAGTTCTCTGGTGTACCGGTTGCGCCATCGTCATAGGGAACCCATGAGTCGGGAATATCGGTGCCCTCTTTGATCATCTCATCGAGAGAATCGACAACGTTATCCTCGTTATAGGTCTTCATCACCTGGACGGTATCGCCCAGCTTGTGATCTTTTATCTCGCTACCCCATCCACCCCAATTCGACAGCGTGAGTGCGTCGCCTGCACGGGTAAAGTCAATCGCCTCGCCCCCAATAGAGGCGGTGCCGTCTGCGGGATATTCAGAGTCACCGATGCCGGAAGGTGACAGCGTGGCAGTGCCGGCGCTGGCACTAATATCCGCAGCAAGCACACCGGTACTCGGCTTAGGCCACAGCGTTTTTGCGGCGTAGGTTTTTGAGAGAATATCTTTAGCCGATACCCTGACCTCGCCTTTGTTGGGGCCATCTTTTTTGTGAAGCACATACTCTTCACTTTTAAAGTTGGCCCAATCAAAAGGGTCGGTAAGAAATCCAACATGCTTAATAACGGAGCGACCTTCATAATATTTATTGGTCGCTAAAAATCGACCCATAAAGGTGCCCTGATCTATCGCATCATAAAGCCGGGTTTCTACATAGGGATCGATACCGTGGTCGTTATGCTTAAAGTCCACCAGGGTGTACGTTAGCGTTGCACGGTTGCCCAGACCCTTGCCGCCCGTGGTCGATGTCGGTGCTGTGCTGATACCGTCATCTTTAAGGCATGGATACATTACCGGGCTTGATGGCAGGTCTGCCCTGTTCTCGCAGAAGTAATATGACTTGGTGGTTTTAACGTAGTTGGCTTTGTCCTGGCAATTGCCGTAGGTGTTGCGGCACTCTTCCCCTGCCGCCTTGGAGGCGGTGCATGGGCCAACACCATAGGTGTTTGCGCACTTATCAAGGCGCTCTTCAATAATCGTGATCGGGCGGCGGCCTGGCTTGATGCTTTCGCTCTCGTAGCTCATCGGATGAGACAGCCCAGATCAAACGATGCAGACATAAATATTGGCTTGTCCTGCACTATGGTTATCGGTTTTTTAGGCCATGCCAGTGCCGCCTCATCAGGATAGTTCTCAAGATCCCACACCAGGATAAACTTTCTGGTTTTTACTAGCTGCCTGAACGGCTCAAAGCTAGAGCGAATCCACGCAGGATCAAAGAGCTCAAGATTAAACTTAGTCTCCCACCCATAGCTGATTATCGAATCACCAAGCGGGGTACCCTTTAATGACTTGTTGATCAGGTAGGTATCATTATCACCCAGATGCGGAGGCGTGAATGGAGGCCCGAGATCTACGGGCAGATCGAGGCGATCACCAATAGCCAGCACCTTGATATAAAAATCGGCATGAGTAGCATTGGTTTTTAAGCGCCAGTGCTGTTTGGTGATGCTGCTGAGGGTGCCGAACTCAATGCCACGCTCCCCCGCTGGCACACTCCAATTGGCGGCGCTATTTATATCTGCAGAGAAATCATCACTACTATGCTCGATGTCCATCGCCACCGCAGAAGCGCCCTGATTGTGGTACATCACGGCGTAGTAATCTGGGCTGACGGCACTGCCAGCATCCACCTTGAGGTGCTGATCACCTGTTCCGGTTGGGCTCCAACTACTGAATGCCTGCCAATCATAGGCGTTAGCAGCAGGGTAATCGGCATCTTCGCTTGAGGCGGCAACCGTACCGTCATCCAGAAGATTATCCTGGCATAGCGTCATAGTCATGATGCCACCAGCCTTGAGCCGGGAGGCATATCTTGCAGCACCTCACCGGCTCTGTTTATTAAATTACGCATTGATTCGTCCGAGAAAATTGAATCCGCTGGCACCTCCAGCTTTAGCACTTGAGGCGCTTCCTGCGCTGTTCCAGCATTCACATCAGTTGTCTGACTTGATGTTGGTGTAGTCACTACACTGGGAGGCGTATAACCACCAGATGGAATGGATGGGGATCCGCCTCCGCCACCAAATGACGCCGACTTAATAGCGCCTATCTGTGACAATCCTGTTGCCAGCGTGATACCTGCAGGAACAACACCCCAAGGGAATCCACCGGCCTTGGAGAATGACGACATCACCGCACCAGGTAGCTCCATTGCTGCATTGGCAGCAGTGAATAATTGATTGGCTTTAAACAATCCTTTGTTATTGCCTGCAACAGCACTGGTAAGCGCGGCACCATACTGCATGGTGCTCTTGAGATCTTTATTACGGAACGCAGTTGCAAAGGCATCGCTGTCGCTCATGCCCTTGTAGCGAATCGCCTTTAGTTTCTCGTGATGCTGGGCCTCAAGCGCCTCTTTGGTCGCATTTCGCTCTGCTTCGGTAACCAGCCCCAGCTGATAGTTTTCATCTATCAGCAGCGCCTTTTCCTCAAAGTGGAAAAGCAGTCGATCTTGTTCTGACATGAGCGAAATATTGAGCCGCTCAAACTGCTTGGCCAGGCGCTCTTGATGCTTCAACGCTTCGGCTTCGGCCTTTGCGTCTGCTGCTGATGGAGCCGTTCCGCCACTCGAACCGCCGCCCCCCTCAATCTCTGGTGGCGCTTTTTTCTTTTGCTCCTCTTGCAGTTTTTCCAGATCTGCGACCAACAATTTCACCGCCGCAGAACTTGAAACATATTTACGCTGATTTTCCTTTAAAACATCCTGCCAGATCTTTGCTTGCGCCGTACCCTCACCATAACCATGTTTATTTAGTAGCTCTAACTGTTCGCGTGCCTGGGTCGTATACCCACTCGACACCTTAATAACAGTGTTTTGGGATGTGATCGCCTCTTGCAGTCTCATCACCTCTTTGCGCTGTTTTGCGACGGCCGCCGCTCTCTTCTCGGCTTCCTTCTCGGCGTACCAAGACTCCGACCCCTCCAGTCCTAACACGTTTGTGACCACGCCATCCAGACCAACAAACAATGCCATTAACACGCCAGAATCTTTGGCGGCCTGCACCATCGCCGAGCTGATACTGTTAAGCGCTGGCAGCATTCTTGTGCCCATCTCTAACGCCAGTCCATTTGTGGTCGCCTTAAGTTTTTCGAGATCCTGCTCAAACTGCTCAGCTGAGATGGCAGACTCGGTAGAGATAATCGCATTTAACTGTTCGGCCTCCACCCGCATAGCGTGGAAACCAGCAGCATTGTCATCGAGCAGGGGCAGCAACAAACTCAGGTCGCTACCCAGTGACTCCAACAGGAATATTTTTTCGTTATGATTCTGCACCTGATCAAGCGCGCTCGCGATCTTTAAAAGCTGCTTGTCAGGGCTAAGCTTTACCATCTCCCCAATATTCAGATTGAGACGCTTAATCACGTCCACCGCTTCGCCGCCGCCGGTCACAAACCCGTCGGCCAATTTCTCAGAAATATCCTTTAGTTGATCGGCAAATTTGTCCCCATCAATCTTGGTACCCCTGATCGCATATCTCCAAGCACTTAATGATTCAACCTCAACATTTAATGCATCCGCCACCTTTTTGGTAGATGCCGCAGTCTCGATGTTGACCTTGATCAGCGCCACGAACCCGGCGGCACCCACAAGACCAGCGATCTGAGCCTGAACAGAGCTAGCCATACTGCCAACGCTCTTCAATCCTGCTTTCGCAGATCCGAACGCCTTGGCGGTACTGTCTTTTGCCTTAATTTTGATTACTGCATCAGTCATGATTTGCCTTCAATAATCTCCATAGCCTGCAAATAGGCGTTGGGCTGATTTAGCAGCCCGCCACCTAGCGGCATGAGTCGGTGTGTGTAATGGGTGTGCAATGAGAGAAAGTAACGCGACAGACCGGTAATCTGTGGCAGTGGGCAGATAAAGAACTCCTCTCCATCAAGCTCCCATGGGGCATATTCACAGCGGCCTATAGAGCCGGGAACCTTCCCCTCTTCATCGCAATGCTTTGTGGTGCAGGTCTGGCAATCGAAGTCTTTGGCGTTTCTGCCTACTTCGATCGCCGTCCTTAGTTTCCCGCTTCGTCCTCTGTGAGCTGTGACCGATTCGCGATCTCTCTCGCAATTCCCTGCAACCGCAAAGGGGTGAGACGACGCACGTTAAATGGTGAGAAAGGAATCTCCTCGCCATCATCACGAAAGTTCTCCCAACCGACCAGACCAAAGCGGATCAGCTTGACCATCCCCTCTCCGTCATAGTTGATAAAGCCGTCCTTCACGACGATGTGAGGCATTACCTCCAAGTACTCCATTCCATCGAGAGGCTTGAGCCGGAAGCGGGTGGGATCTGGATTCCCCTCTTGATCGGGGGGCGTATACATCGCCGGAGCCATCTTTTCTGTTGGTACAATTGCCATTATTTGCTCCAAAAAAAAGAGCGCCGTAGCACTCTTGTTGTTTAAATTCAATCAGTTGCCTGCCATACGCGGGCAGCTTCACTATTGTGTTAATCTATTGCGGCATTCAATTCACGGACGAACCGCCATGACCCGCATCATTTTTGCCCTACTTCTGCTCATCAGCCTCTCTGTCACAGCGGCAGAAAAAGAGCCAGATCCGTTTCTTGGTTTCTTTTTCACTGCCGAGTCAATTATCGGCGTAACGCTATCTGACGCCAGCATCAAGAAGGGCGAGTGTGATAAATCATGCATCGAATTCGTGTACACCGATCTCCCCAAGAAGCTCAACGGGATCCGCCCCCGCCTCGGAAGTCATACCGAGAAAGCTAACAAGGCGGTTGCTAAAATAATGACCGCTATCAACCTCGCCTATTCAGTCACCCAATCTAGAGGGGTAAGGGGAAGTATGCAGATCGTCCGGTTACGCACCGAGGCCGCCGTACTTATTAATGAATTACGCCTAGAATTTGGTTTTGTAGATTCGATACTCCTGAAGCCATTGGCAACCAGTTTGTAGCAACTGCCTCACGGCTCACTAAAGGCTCTTTCCGGCGACCAGCCGTACTTAACAATCCGCCTGTATCCATTTTGGTATTTAACGCCAAGAATCTCGCACCATTCACCAAGCGGCTTTCGTTCGCCCAAATAGTCAACAAATATTGTGCACCGCCTATTTCTTACCTGCTGTTTAGGGTAAGACCATCGGCAGTTATCTGGCTCATAATTGCTGTCGTTGTCTTTTCTGTCTAGGGAGTTAGTGCCTTTTGGCATTCGTCCCATATCTGAAATAAAATTTTCAAACTTTCCCCAGCGATCACAAACTTTAATTCCCCGCCCTTTGTAATTTGCGCTACCTATATGATTATCGTTACCACAACGCTCATGCATCCGTTGCCAGGCTCGATACTCTGGGGTCGGTATTTTTCCAGCATAGCCGTGCGTTCTATGCTTGCAGCCGCATGACGTGGTATGCCCACTTCTAAGATTACTGATCGCCACAACTGATTTGCCACCGCACATGCACTCACACCGCCAAAGCGAGGCATGTTGGGTGTTGCTATGCCCAACCCTCTCTTTCACAAGCAACATCCCGAAACGCCGACCAACAAGATCTGGTTTTTTAATGCACCCGCACGATCTGGTGTGCATGCCATTTAATGAGCTCAGTCTGACTGTTATCTTCCCCCCGCAGTCGCACTTGCATTCCCAAGCAGATATCCTTTGACCAGAGATCACCCCTGTGCGCCTCACAGCAACCAGCTTTCCGAATCTCTGCCCTGTGATATCTTTACGCTTATGCGGCATAACTAAATCATCCCACGTCGAGCAAAGCTGAATACGCCATTTGCACCAACAATAAAATGATCCAACACCCGCACCTCTACCAACTCCAAAACCGCTTTCAATTTTTTGGTTATATCTATATCTGGCCCGCTAGGTAGCAAGCTACCACCAGGGTGGTTATGAGCAAACATCACGGCAGAAGCATTAAGCTCCAGACTGCGTTGCGCTACAACCCTTGGGTATACCGCCGACTGATTAACGGTACCTTTAAACATCTCTTCGGCTTTGATAAGCCTGTTCTTGTTATCTAAAAACAGACAAACAAACACCTCATTTTTGCGATCTGCATAGCGCATCCACAACCACTCTTTTGCATCGCCACATTTACTAAACGATGCGCCCTTGTGCATCTGTTGAGCTATTAACTTTTTAGCGGCTGAGATGATTTGGGGCGCAGTTAGATTGCGCCTTGCTTTATATTTTTGCGTCTCTTCACATACTGTGAAATGTGGAATTGTAGCTGTAGACATTGCAGCGTCCTCGGATAAGATCTAAGAACTGCCACCACAGGTATCAATCTGAATAAGGTGGCAGGCCATACGTGAGTTGATACTACCGTCCGAGGGCGGCGCTCCGAGGAGCCTCACATACAGCCCACCATTGATCAGTTTTTGGGCGTAAAAAAAGCGCTTCGAAAGAGCGCCTGTGCGCTCGGAAACGGGGTATCAATCCCGACTGCCGATTTTGCGACAGTGGGATCAAACTACCTGTTTTCGTGCGCACAGTCAACCCATCAGGTTAGAATAATTGCCACCTGATCATCTCCCGCACTCTCGTAAGCACCGTAACTTATCTCATATGTGCTGATACCATCACGCTCTGCAAAAGAGACGTCGGTTGCGCGACATGCAGGCTGAGTGATTTGCAACTTGTTACCGGCAACAGAACCAATCACACCACTATCGAGCGCAACGGTGCTATCACTTGATAAGAACCCTTCATAGTCCTTGGTGGCAATAAGCACCTGCTCAGGATCAAACGAACCGGTCACATTGCGATCAGTGATGCGGATCTCACCAAAACCATCGGAGGCTGAAACACTCGCAGGAGTCGCAATCGTATTGCCCATATCAAATGCAAGCTTGCTGATAACGGCGGCATGGCTATCGAACGCGAATGCCGAGTTTTTAAACACTGGAGGAACAGTGGCATCAAAGGTCGGAGAGATCAGCGAAGCATCGCTCTCGCCAGCATCATGACCCGTAATGGTAAAGCTTGCCTTCATGGGGCCACCGGCCTCACCATTAAACGAAACATTGCCACGGCAGCCGGTGAGCTTGCGCAGCTTGCCGTCTTCGTAATAGTAGAACGTGGCCGAGCTAATAGATTCTGACACAGGTGCATAAGTGACCGAAGTGCTCGCCACAATGGTTTCATCAAATCCGCAGACCTGTAGAGGTACGCCAGCTTCTGGGGCTGTGCCCACTGTGCCTGAACCTTTGAGGTTCATATCAAAAGTGATCGAACGCAGGTGGCCGCCATAGTATGATGACTTGGGCCCCATGGTGTTCTTGGGGCCGGAGCGCTCATGCATGCGCAACCCTTCGTTAGAGATGCTGAGATTTTCAACCAGCAGAGCATCACCAACACCAGGCGTGGAGTCGGTGTTATATGTGACCTCCAGTTTCGCTAGTAGTACGCTACGCTTCTTTAACATTGCTCTGCTCCTTTACTGCCTCAGATTTAGTTGGTTCGATTCGGCTTTTCTCTTTGCCGCTTTTATCAACGGTCACAGAGCCGCCCTCCCTCGCTTTGAGGGTTTCGGTTTTCTTACTCATGGATTAATCCTCTAAGCTGATGGATCGGTGTATGAATGTTGGAACTGCACAGAGAATCTCATCTCCATGCTCATGGTTGGTTTTTCCATAGTGCTGAGCGATGGCTCGCTGTTGCCCAGCCATTCGGTATCAATCACAAACTCAGGCAGGCCAAGCTGGCGATCTGCCATCATGGCGATATAGACCTCTTTAGCGATCTGGTTAATAGTGCTCTCGACTGTGCCGTCCTGCCCCTTTGCATGAGCGGTGATGACCACCTCAATAGCAGGATACTGAAACGCCACGTTAGGCTCTTGAGCTGGTGATGATGCACCTTGGGTAACGGTAAGCTCAGCGGTCTTGCTCCCCTCTACCGACTGGAACCGGCCACGCTCTACATTGGCGCTGGTTGTAGCCAGACCAGTAACGGCAGCTTTCACTGCATCAATAATCTGCTCTACTCTATGATCAGCCATTATTTTTTCATCCTCGCGATCACCATCTTGGCAGATCGCTCATACTCAATTGGAAATCTCTCGTTAACAACCTTTTGCATAAACCACCAGTTTTCTGGCTTCGCAAATTCTTTAGCGGGCGATGGACCAGACACCAATGTAATCGGCTGATCAGCGCCCCACTTGTCGTAGCTGCCAATCCTGCGATATACCCTCAGTTGGCCAGCCCCATTTGTACCGATAAAAGTGCCTCTATAAACCTTGTTATTTCCCCAAGCTTTGGCGACAACCCCTTTGCTGCGGTACCGACGCTTTCCACCCTTACCCTTTAGTCGTTTATTGAAGTGCCCGACCTTGCGCTTGGCTGGTGAGACGAACTCAATCAGATTAACCGCCTTCGCCTCATTAGCATCAACAACAGCAAAGAGCCGGCGCATGGATTTGGCGCCACCTCTGTGGGCTTTAACTAATTTAATCTTCGCCCTGATGGCCGACTGGCGACTACCTGTTTCCTTCGCAATTTTTCGAACAATGCGAGTCTTCACGGTTGCCGCTGTTTTATTCACTGCGGGAATAGCCGCCTTCAATCGCAAGTCACCCTCCAACTTATCAATCGATTTCGACACCTCGATAAGATTGGTGTTTATCTCAAACTCAAACTTGCTCATTAGCTCTCAGTCAACAACAGCTTGGTTGTACCGTCCCGCTGATCTTGCAAATCAGCCACTTTGAAATCTTTATTGGTAATGTCGCCAATCACACTGGTGACCTTTACCTCATCTCCCCTGCTCACTGCTGAAACGTCTGCAGTCTTAGCGGTAAACACGGGCTTAAATCCTTGCATCTGTTCGGTCTCAACAAACTCCGACTCGTAAACCCCATCGAACACATCGCCCTTGTAGGTGATGGTGTCACCCCAATCGCCAAGCATGTTATCGAGATCTGCGTTAATGTCTGATGCGAGACTCATATTTAATCCTTATAAAAAAGGCCGGGAAGATCCCCGGCCTTTCCTGTTACGTTATGGTTATGGTTTAGGCTACAGTGCCAACACCCACATTGAGCTTTACATCAATAGTGGTGGTAGCGGCAGCACCAGCTTCCATCGCCACACAGCATCCAGACACATCGCCTGTTGCTGGTGTTGCCGCGTTATCATCGAAAGCACCGGATGATGCATCCCAGATAACACTCTCGCCCTGGGCGATAACTGCAGCAGATACCTTGGGTAGGGTAAACACGCCCTCAAGCGCCACCTCACCGGAATCGCCACTAGCGATATCAACAAGACAGACGCCAATCTGCTCACCGATCACAACTGGATCACCAACACCTAAATCAGATCCACTATTGGCATACTGGACGGACTTACCTTCCTTCACAAAATTATTGTCAGGCATAATCTTTTCCTCTTTGAATCAATAAATATAAAAGCCGCCACCCCGATCACTTTAGTGCCAGTTATTTCATTTACTGGCACTTATGCAAAGCCAGGCGGCGGCTTTATTGGGCTGGTTACGATTAAGCGCCAGCGTCGGTGGTTGCGCCACGATAGTCGATAGCAGCGACACCAAAGTCACCAAGAACACGAAGCTCTGCACCAGCAGAACTCCAACCATCTTTGGTCTCGATGAATGGCTCTTGCTGACCATCAAGGAACGCCACCTCAATTACAGGCGCCTCATTCGGATTAGCGAATGCATAACGGCGAGTTCCAGACATACGAGGAGTATCGATAATGTCATCAAACAGACCGTTAACGATATTAGGCTTCTGCAGCTTGTTGGCAGTATCAGGATCATACTGCGCCTCATTGATGCTACGAGCAGTACCACCCAAACCAACAGGAACCAGCAGCCTTGCTGGACGAAGATCTAGGAAGTCGTTATCGCTCACATCCTTCTGACTTGCCATTAGGACACGATCCGCATCAATGGCTGCCATAGAGATTGCAGCGCCTGCACCAATGTTGCCGTGATCAGTGTGGAACAGAGCTTTGCTGTCGCTCATGGTTGGACCCATACCGCTGTTCTCTGCCAGCAGGGAATAAACCGCCGCCTCAATGGTGCGCTTGTAGGCACGACCCAGCATCACAGCCAAATCAGTTAGTGCCTGCAGATCATCATTGATAATCGCCTCGCGGGTGATCGCGATGATGTTCGCCTTGGTGGTAGCAGTAACGCTGCCCTTCTCGCCATCTGGGATAGCTTTGCGTTTGATCTCGCCATTCTCACCCAGGGTATCGAGATTGCCGATAGAGCCGGTACGATAACGGCTGTGGGCACGGAAATCGCTCACACTGCCGATCTTACAGAAGCGGCTCCAGGTATCCGATGCTGTTGCATAGGCAGCGAGCAGAGTTTTGTGCATGGTGTTCTCAAGCAGCACAGGGAAAGTGCTAGTTGATTGGAACGCCATAGCCACAATCTCGCGCTTATCACGACCCGCAGCACTAACGCCGGCAGCACTTAGACATGCCTTCGCCATATCCATAAGGCTGTTGCCCACAAATGGGTTGCCCTGCAGATCGATGGTTGAAGCGCTAACGCCATTACCACTCATGCGGCTCACACCAGCACGAACCGTAAGCACATCAGAGGCCGCGTCAATCATCTTTGCAGACTCATCCTCGCCAACCTCAACGCGATTACCGGCCAATGGCTCAGCGCCATCACCCAGCTTTGCAAGCAGCTTCGCTTGGGCCTGCTCGACGGTAACATTACCATCAGTTAGGCACTCGATCAGCAGAGCACTTACACCCTGGCGATCTGCATGAACATCGAACGCCGCACGGATACCCGCTTTACGCTCATTCTCTTTTGCCTGAATCTCAGCCTTGTGCTTGGCCTTGAGATCTTTAGCCTCTTGAGCGGCCTTTGCTTCGGCCGCTGCTTTCTCTTTTGGGGTCATAATGACATCCTCTTCTGGGTTGATATTGGCAGCGACCGGAGCCGCCTTCTGTTGTAAATCTTTAAGGTGCGCAACAATCTCGGTGGTATCGATATGGAGCGTTAGGGTTGTTTTGTCTTTGCCACCAGAGGCGGGGCCACCAGGTGCTTTTGATGCCATAGCAGATGGCGCATACTTAGACTTATCAAAGCCCGCTGCTGCTGCCATCTCTTCTTCGATAATCTCATCAGCAAAGCCAAACTCTTTAGCCTCATCAGCGGTGTACCAGTGATCGCCACCATCGGTGAGCAGATCCATAATCGTTTCATGGTCCTGCCCTGATTTGCGCACATAGCTGCTGGCCATCGCTTTGGCATAAGTGTCGAGCACATCTGCATATTCGCGCAGCTCTTTCGAGTTTCCGACTGTGCCACCCCAGGGGGCATGCACCATGAACATGGCGTTCTCAGCAATACTTACCGTGTCGCCAGCCATCGCAATGAGAGAGGCGATAGAAACCGCGACACCCTCAATACGAACATTGATGGTTGCCCCGTGATGGCGAAGTGCGTTGAAGATTGCAAGGCCATCAGATACCGAACCGCCATAGCTATTGATGCGAACATTAATGGTGTCGACCTCCAGCTCTGCCAGTTGATCAACAACCTCTTTGGCAGTAACACTATCGTCCCACCAGCTCTCGCCAATGTCGCCAAAGATCAGCAGGTCCGCTTCGTTGTCACCCTTTGCTTTAATCTCGAATGGGTTACTCTTAAGTGCCTTTACTTTCTTCTTAGCCATCTCTGCCTTCCTCTTCGCCATGTTCATCAAGTCCCGCCGCAGCGAGATCATCATTGTCAGTTGTATCTATCCCTTCACGTTCACGAAGGTGATCTTGTGCAGTACCAGAGCCAGAGGTTTTCGCAGGGTCTGAATCGAACCAGAGCCCTCTGTCATCAGCCTCTCTACGCCATGCGTCGATTTGCTCCATCACTTCATCAGGATTTCCGCCACGCTCACGGATAGTTGTTTGAGCAGCCTTATAACCAGCCCGCTCCTGCATCTTGTTACCGATTACTTCTTTGACTGGATCAATCCACGGCATCGCTGGGCCACGATAGTCGCCATCGTAGAGCGTGTTGATATCGAGATCGGACGGGACGCGAATAAGACCAGAGGCCAGCGCCATGTTGATAAAGCGATGACGAACAGGGCGGCTAAACTGCCCAACAATTAAGTTAGTTAAAACCTGATAATTGCCAGTACTCTCCACCAACTCCTGTCTTTGTGATGAATAGCTGCCATCATAATTCTTGCTGGCACTGCTATTGCTAACGCCGGTACCAGCAGAGGCGAATCGCAACATTGCAGAGTGGAACGCACCGAGCAACCCTGATGGACGATTGCTGTCAATGGTGCCTACCTCTTCGCCAACCTGCAGCCCATCAAAAACCATGCCCGGCTTCATGCTGAACATGCGATCATCGCCTTTGGTTTCTGGCGCTTGATACAGATCCGGCGTCCCCTTTTTGATATAGCCAGTCATTGCAGCGGCCACACGGGCAGCAATGCGCTCACTCTCTTCGTAGTCTTTTAGATCCTCAAGCCGGCGAAGCACCGTGACAAATATGGACACCCCGCGAGCCTGTTTAATTCGGTTTGCCATTTTGAGATGGAGCATGCGATCTGCAGAGACCGCCTTGGTATTAAAGTCGAGGCGGTAAGTGGTGCCGCCCGGATGAATCTTGTAGATATGATATTTACTGGGGCGACCCCATGCGTCACGCTCTACCCCTTGAGTGATCCCTTTGTTCTCATCGTTGTATCCGAAAGGCATCTGATCAGCTTCAATCAGTTCCAGAGAAAGCGGTACTCGAGTCAGGTGATCAAGACCAGGGATAGAGCCTTCAAGAAACTGCACCAGTTCTTCGCCATCACGATACAAAGTGCGAGCGACCAATCTCTCCATTGCAGCATAATCAAGCTCGCCCGTTACCTCTGGCTTTAGCTTGAAATCATTCCAGAGCCCTAATAACTCCTTTACAAATACTTTATGAATCTTGCCATCTTTATCACGAGGCGTCGGCTCCCAGCTGATCCCATTGGCACCAACCGTATTGTTTACTAGAACTTTTAAAATGCCCTCTGCGATATCGTAGTTCTGCTCAAGCTGTCGAGCATATCCACGGATCGCCTCACCGCCTTTACCAACAACTGTATCGCCACTTGAATTATCAGCCCCGGTCTTGCGAAGACGTGACGGCTTGGCCGCCTCGTATGCGGCCAAGGCACCTCTAAAAATTGAACGGTTATAACCCCACTTAGGGAAAACAGCAGAGATTGCAGTATCAAGTAAATTCATTGTGAAAAGTCCGCCACACTGTAATTGCTAGAGCCGCCCTGAGAAGACGCGCTCTCAGTACGAACACGAGCCTCCCACTCCGCTCGACCTTTGCGAATATCAGGCAGGTTGGCACGGGTAAGACTGCGACCATTGAGGGTGTAGCTTTGACCGTTCAGCACAGCCTTTTCAGCGGCCACGTACGCCGCCACCATTTCGGTTGCTTCACTCATTAAATCCAGTCCTCGTCGCTTGTATTAATCCAACCGCCTCCACTCTGTTGCTGTGGTGATTGTTGTTGCTGTTGTGGCTTCGGCTCTTCTTGAGCCGTGAATAAATCTGCCTGTTTTAATTTGCTTTCCATGTCATCCCATTGATTGGGCGACATCAAATGAACACGCTTGGCAAGGGATGCATGCAGCGCATACACTTCACCGTCCCACGCCTCTACGGCTCGGCCCGCTTTTTGCTGCCAAGTCTTCCGGTTGCGAATGGTGCGGTGAGGAATCTTTACCTCGCCGGTGATCTGATCGTAGTAATCAGATCGAATATCTTTATAGAAGTGCCAGCGCCCTTTTGCCTTTGGGTTGCACTCCATCTGCATCTGTCCTGAAATCCAGTCCTTCGCCTTGTTAGTGCCGACGATGAACACCTTGACCCCGTGCCGATCAGCTTTGGTTTGCCTCTTCGGATTACGATGGTCAATGCTCTTGGATGTTGGTGTTCTGAACACCTCTGGGTCGGTCTGGCTCGATGACCCTTTAATTGCCATCGTAAGCACGGAGCGGTGTTTCTTGCTCATATTCCGCACCCAGTCATAGACTGCATCAGAAGTATTACCATCCGACGAGTCAATCGATATTGCTGAAATATAAGTAGACCAACCGGCCACACTTTTTACTGCCGAATAGAGCAGCTTCTCTAACGCCACCCAAACATCATCTTTAATATCAACCACACCACCGGCACCGGCATGTAGCTCAGTCCAGAGGATGTTCCAGCTTTCCCGATCCCGCCCCCAGGCACGGACGATTACCGCGACACGATCAGGCTGCACATCGACACCAGCAGTGAGCAACAACCCGCCAACCGGTATAACCATTTCGCCATATTCGCGGGCAACTTCACGAAGTTGCTCAGCCTCAGCCTGCTCGCCCTTGAACTCGTAAGGCTTGCCGAGCTTCTGATTAACAAACTTGATCTTACTGGTCTGATCACCGAGTGATGATTGGTGCTCAGCACTCAAGTACTCCATCACCAGGTCGGCAATGGTGGATCCCTGCAAACAAGAGTAAACCTCTGGCAGCTCTACAAATCCTGCCTTGCCGTGGAATGGCTTGGTGGCCACCCACCCTCGATTCACATCCCCATCATCAATCGATGTATAAACCGTATCTCGGATATTCTTCTTGCGCTGATAGTCGTCCCACTCTGCATCACAGTGAGGGCATACATATACTGCTGTATCGGGTTGTGAGAATCCGTAAACCTCGTGGGCCTGCGTTAGAGTCTCACCGGTCTCTTTGTCGGCCTCAACCTCTCCATCCTTTCCAACCCAGCTCACATTGTCGAAGGTGAGCACATGCTTATCGCCACAATTATGGCAAGTGATCGGCAGCACTCGAACATCGGTGAGCTCGGCTCGCTTCTCAACCTTTGAGAACCCTTTGAGTGCGGGCGTGCCCCCCACAATCAGCTTTGATCCTTCGTATCGTTTCAGTCGTTCCTCGGCCAAGCCGATTGAGTCACCCTGATCCTTTACGTTGTCGCTGGTATCATCCGGCTCTTCAATGATCACCACACCGACCGATGATGTGGACTTCACATTACCAGGTGAATTGGAGCCCACCATTTTGAGGAAGCCATTAGTAAACCGCTTAAAGTCCCAGCGGTTGCCGGACTTGCGAGATGTCGAAACATCGAGCACCCCTCTCATAGCCGGATTCACCGGAACCGTTGGCACCAGCTTCTCATCGTGAAACGCTTTGCCATCTTTCTCTTTAGCAAACAACACCATGATCGGGCACTGCTTACCGCTTCCAGCCTCATGAATTCGTTTGAGGATGTAGCCAATCAGGAAGTAGGTCCACCCGATTTGTGCCGCTTTCATCAGCACCACTTCATGCACATCAGGATCATCGAGTGCAGCAGCTACACCCAGAAAGTATGGGGCATAGTAGAAGTTATACTGGCCGTGAATATCTCCCGACTCAGCAGGAAGATAGAAGTGTTCGCTAATCCATTCCTCGGTCGGCACCGTCTTCGGTGGTGAGAACATCTCCGCTGCTCGGATCAAAATCCCGGCTAATGTCTGCCGCATGATCTTTAATTCGCTTGAATGTAGGGGAAGCAATGTTTTCTACCAGTTTATTATCCACGTTAATTTTGTATGTACTTTGAATCTCCCCAACCAATTTCAGAAGCCCAGCCTGATACTCTCTGTTGGCAGACGCGCACCAATCTGTAATGATGCTCGCGGCCTCATCAGCAGGAATCAGAGCCCCCACTTTTTCGTTGTATTCAAGAGACAGCATGGCAGTTTTCACCACCGACTCTTTGGCCCTCTGTTTCGACAAGTTGACCTGATCATCACCACCACGGCCTGCTGCCTGATCTCTCAGGTTTGCTGAGTAATCAATAATCCACTGACCAATAGTATCGCCAGGGATGAGCACCCCCTTCTTCACAAACTCAGACACTGCAGGCTGAGAAATACCAACAATCGATGCCAGTAATTTTTGGGTAGCTTTTTGGTTTAAGAAACTCTCTTTCATCTACCCTTACCCACTATAGGTATAACCCCCTATAGGAATTCATATCTGCAAAATATCCGCGCTGCTGCGCCCCCGTATGGAGATAACTCCAGAAAGGACCCGTAAAAATCTGAGAGGCTAAGCCTTCTCATCCGCTTCCTTACCCAACAACCGCTGAACAGTCTTGGTCTCATAGATCCTGATTACCATCCATAAGACTGACAGCAGAGATGCCACCGCTGGTAATAGCTCCACAACCGCTCCTACTGTTATTGTTATTGCTCCTACGTCGACTGTGTTCTTGAAGTGATCAAGGTGTGGGGTGGCCTGCTTTAGTCCTGCAGAAGCCATATGCTTGATGTCGCCCATGACTAGCCCTTGATGGCTGCAATTACTGCGCCCAACCCTTTCAGAGGGTGAGCCTTATCATCTACAGTCGCATGGCGTGATTGAGTCTCGGACTTGAGATCACCGAAGTAAGCTCGAACCACATAAGCGAATGGACCTACGATTGATAAGAACAATGCAACCATCGCTGGGTTTGCCGCTACTGTTGCACCCTTGGTCACATATACCCAACCAACAAACGCCAAAAAGATAAGCGATAAAGCGATCAGGGTATTCATTGCTCTCATCACCATCTTGGCCCTGGTCTCTTGACCATCTGCCGCACACATCGCTTCATATCTTGCAGTGCGCCCCTTAACCTTCTCAGTCTCAAGAGTGATGTTGGCAAGCATTAGGTTTTCACGCGCTGCTGGTGGTAGCGCATCAACGGCACTCTGTGCATCGGCACCGGTTGAGCTTTCATCCAGCTTCTTATCATCAGGTAGGAACGAATTGATCACTGGTAATGCAGCAGCTCCAAGTGGAGTACTTGCAAGCAGACCAGTGCCCACCATCTTTAACACGCCCATCAGGTTCATCTGTTTGTCCTCATATCCCATCGAGCTGGGCCATTGGTTCTGGTATCAAGGTGAGTGCGGTTATCGTAGCGACCTACACCAAAGTGTCCTGCGTATTTCTTATCGAGGTAGTCCGCCACACGCTCAGGATCAATCTGCTCGCCGGTATCACGGTTGAACAACTTATAATCAGCTGCTCTAGCGTAGATATGTTGCGACGATTGGCTGGCACCAGGCGTTTCATCGTTATGTCGTTGACATCGATTAGGTCCGGTAATATCAATGCGAACATCAATACCATCCCGTACAGAAAAGAAATTGGCAGACTGTTGGATTGTTTGCACAAGCTCCACATCCACTGTATCGAAGCCGCAGCCACACTCACATACAAACTCATGCCTGCTTAGGTTTGCTGTTAAGTTGCCCATTCACTCGCCCAATAAAAAACCCCGCACCGGATAGCTCCGATGCAGGGTTGATAGAAACAAAAAAGCCGACTCAGTGGCCGGCTTCTGTTCGCACTTCTGCGACAATGGCGTATTTATACCAAAAACCGTGCGCACGGTGCAAGCGTTATTTTCAATTTATTTCAATTACCAGCCAGATTCCTTCCAGCCATGCGAATGCCTCACGTCGTCTCAGCCTATATTCATGCGGTTTACAACCAAGTGCCCTCGATGCCTTGGTGATGCTCGACCGATAGCAGTACTCCTGTTTCACTGCACCGAACAACTGAGGCCTATTGATCTTCATCTTTCCCAATATCACCATCAACCGCTCTACTCTTGGGGGTGGATCATCAATTGGGTTCAGCCCACCGCCACCACCTGGCATGCTGGTGAAGTTTGCACTACCCGGATAACCGAGATGCCCATACCCTGCATCATCACGATTCCAGTCACCCCACTCACGCAGCACACTATCAAGATCGGTTCTGCTATCCGTCACACTCTGCCCCCATGCTGATCATCACCACCTCTTCCCATAAGCGCATCCAACTCACCCTTCCAACTATCATCCTTCACAACTTCCTGCGGTTGATGCACAAGGACCGGCCCATCATGCTGCTCAATCTTAAACACCCTGCCATCCCTCGCCTCTTCAACCAGCTTCATGTATGCCTTCTCGAATCTCTTTCTGGTTACACTGGCCCCATTGTTTGAAACCTCATAAAACCCGATCTCCTTCGCAGCATGCCAAACAATCGGATGGCTCCAGTTACCCTTGGCCGCATCATGGTAGGCAATATCAACACCAGGGATCCGAAGCTCATCAGCTGTTGGCCTGCACCAGTTCACAAATTCAGGCAATGAGGGCGGCCACTCGTTCCGGCTGGTTGCCAGCTTATCGATCCCCATCGACACCATGCCCAGAGTTAAGTGGCTCAAACCATCAATCCAAACACCCGCCGCATCACTCAAGCGATCTTTGGCAAACGCCTCGCCATACTGTGAGCTCCAACGATGCCCAAACACAATCGCCATTCGCTTCCACACCCTGACAATAGTTTTCGCTCTCTTATCAGGCGTGAGGTTTGATATTCTCGTCGTCGCTGTTGTTGCGGTAGTACTCTTCGCACTGTCGCTCGGACTCAATGGCACGACTGACTGGGGTATTCTTGCCGCTTCGCTTATGTGTTGCATTGCGATTACCTCTCTGACTGTTACTGATGTTTGATAATTGACTACTGCCTTCCTGCTGAACAATTGCGGACTCTCTGATTATCGACTCCACAAAAGTTTTGTAATACATGGGCGTGTCTGGCACCCGCCCTAACACAACCTCTGCCGCCTCCATTGCATCGATAACCGTTTTCACCTCAACCCCGAGATCGATCCACGACTTAAACAGCGGTATCGACTTAACCGTTGAAACCTGATGCAACTGAAAGCCCCGATACCGGATAAAAAACTGAGACCACTCTTGAGGCATACGTGGTTGCGCGATCTGGTTTGAATCAACCAACACGTATAACTCTGTAGTTGATACTGGTGAAGGTATAAGTACAGTGGTATCAGATTCCCCGTTCTCTGGGGGTTCATACCCTCCACCGTCTTGGCGTTCTTCTAGGGGCTCAAGCTCCGCAACATCAGCCACAACAACAATGTCGCTGGGGGCTGTGCTGGGGGCTGTGCTCTGGGGGCTCACTGGGGGTTCATATTTTGGACGGATCTCTCCTATAGTCGCCAAAGGGAGAAAAAATTGAGGCTTATCAAACCGGCTTCTCTTCGGTAGCGCCTTAATTAATCCCACCCTAACCAGCTCCTGCCACCGCGCCCGGATATAATCATCACTAATGTTGGCCACCCGCCTTGCAGGCATCTTGCTTTTCGCATCTGGGATGAACTCAATGACCCGCTTACAGACACCCTTGGTCGTCTCCACGATGCCGGTACGATAATTCATGTGCCGGCGAAGACCTCGCAGATAGATATCCTTCGCCTCGCTCGTGAGGCCCTGCAAGCGATCATCTTCCTCGCCGTTCCACTGGGTGATGATGCCGTCTGCCACTACGCCGCATCCTCCATATCAAACCGAGCCAGCAGCTCCGTCACAGGCTTTCTGCTGCTCCCCTTTGCTGAGATGCTACGGCTCGCCTTAAAGTAATTGATATGCGCACCAGCGGCCTTGTAGAGATTGCGGGTGTGAGTTGTCGAATGATTGGAAATCACCACCGGCACACCGCGATCACGACAACGAGTGGCGCTGACCGTTAAGCGATGATGCTGCTTCGAATCAAAACCACCGGCACTGTAGGCCGTAAAGCTCGATGATACTGAGAGCGGCACATAAGGAGGATCACAATAGACCACATCCCCAGCCCTGGTCAGAATCATCGTGTAGTGGAAATCCTCATGGACCAGTCGCGCACGTTGCAACTTCTCAGCAAACGCCCGCATCTCATCCTCTGGGAAATAGACCGATTTATACTTACCGTGTGGCACATTAAAGCCACCAGAAGCGTTATAGCGACACAGGCCGTTATAACAATGCCGGTTAAGCCACACAAAGTACGCCGCTCGCTTAAAAGAATCTGACGATCCCAGGACACCATTCAGCGTATTAAACTCATCCCTTATCGCGTAGTAATTCTCTGGCGTGTTAGCCTTGAGGCCGAACAACCCCTTCACATAATCGACAAACCAATCACCCTCATTTTTCAGAATGATGTAGAGATCGATCAGATCTTTATTATTATCTGCAAGCAGATACTCGCCGTAGTCCGTGCCCATAAACACAGCGCCAGATCCAACGAACGGCTCCACCAGGCGATCACCCTTTGGCAACTTATTGATAATGCGCGGTAGCAATTTACGTTTGCCGCCCGGCCATTTTAGGAAGGGTTTAGTCATCAGAACATTTCCCTTTGCGGTTTCTCGTCCGCACATCTGGCATTAACCCAAACCACCTCTTCACGAAGCCCAGTGCCCCTACCAGAAGAGATGCGGGCACTCTTCGAGTACCGATCCCAGTTTTTCAACATGCCCTCATATAATTCGGATGGATACCCACTTAACACCACTGCACCCTCTACGGCATTAAGCGTTTCCAGCAGCTCAATATGTTGATCATCAGTCATCTCGTGACGATAGACACCGCTATTACTTCTCATCACTCTGGTGTCATGTACATAAGGAGGATCGACAAAGTGCAGAGTGTCAGGCCCATCGTTCAATTTAATAACGTCGACTGCAGGGCGGTTTTCTATAATCACCCCTCGCAGGCGTTCCCCAAATGTTGCGATCTTCTCTGGGTACCGGGACCATATATGTGCTGCCAACCCATAATCTCGCTTGGAATCAGATCTAAATCCGGTGCTCATTCCAACAGCACCACCCGATCCAAACCCCGCCTCCGCTCTAAATAAAGTACGCCTAGCCTGTTCCACCGGATCATCACAATTCACATAAGACTCACTAAACTCATCACGAGAAAAAGGTGTCAATGAGCAGGACTCAATAAGCTGCGCACTTAGCACAGGATCTCGAAGTACTTTAAAAACATTAACAATTTCACCATCGAGATCGTTATAGACCTCAGCATAACTCCGCTCTTTCTGCATCAGCACTCCAGCTGCTCCACCGAACGGCTCAACATACGTTTGGTGAGCCGGAAAGAATGAGATGATCCAGGGAGCCAATCTAAACTTGGCCCCGTGGTAGCGCATGACTGGTGAGGTGATCGGTACGTTCACTCGTTACTCTCCACTATGCCCCGCACTCATCAGCACTAATTCTCAAATTATTGATGAGCTCATCGAGATCGATATCAATAAATTTATCTTGGTCATCTTTAAACTTTGCGATCTCCTTCTCGACCTCATTAATCGCAGAATCCCACCCCCTATGAAAATAATCATCAGCGCCAGCACCGCCGGTCTCATGGAGTACAGAGGCCACAAGCGCCAGCGCGACTTTCCAGCCCTTTCCAAAATCTTCCTGCACACAAAGTTCGCACATCACCCCCACCTCCTCTTCCATCCCCGCTGCGTCCGCCGCAACTGGATCACCTGCTCATTGGTGTAACCAAAGAGGTGTTTTAATCGCCATATCTTCAAGCAGCAATTCACGCCGTGGCCCCCACATCAAGGTTGAAGCCGCTCTCTTCTCTTTGCTGTTTGGTCGGGTTCTCTGGAAGCCGGTGCTGCCCTCTTGGAGATGTGCAACTGGGAAACTTGAGCCCGATGCCGCATGCCACCTTTCCTGAAAAGCTCACTCGATTGGTGCAGGCCGCGCACCTCATCTGTTGCAGCTCCATCCAGGCGGCCTGATCAAATGTGGGATCGGCGTGATCATGGAGAGACTCGCCGTAACTCATCGGAAAAACTCCGAGCTGGGCAACAAATCAGGATTAAGCATGCGGATCGGCATCTTCAACGTTTTGGCCCACTTCATCTCTTGGGACACCCCTCTAGAATCACCCCAACCAGGTAGACGCAGCACCGCCAGCACATCGCATCGAGCGATAGAGCTATTGCAATAATCCTCCCAAAACTCAAAGTCAGTTGGTAGCGGCCCATATGCGGCCAGCGAATGTCCGTGAGCAATAGGGCTAAACACATGCAACCCCGAGAGCATCATCGCCGCTGCGTATTCGCACACAGCCTCAAAGCGGGCATGCTCTACACCCTTATCGTCATCGGTGTAGGGTGATGCGAGATAGATCATATTCATACCGGATCAGCCTTGGCCCCAATGAGCCTCTCAATTTTCATAGAAACCTTGGCCCCAAACAGCGACCCCGCAACCGTTCCGACGATGTACGGCAAGGCAAATGCCCATGGCATATCCGCCATCACCAGCTCGCGGAAGGTTAAAAAGAAAATCCCGTTGGAAAGTACCGAAGTTGATGCGTGGTAGATCATGTTGTCTCTGTTCCTGGCACGGGAGACCAGAGTGAACGCGACGTTTTGAGAAAAGGCCAAGAGCGCTATCCATAGCAGAGTCATTCGGCACCCTCGCAATCACAAATCGTCATTCCCGCCAAAGCGGTTATTTCTGCTGGGCGCTCCATATCATCTATTTGAGCCTGCAAAAACCCTTTTACATATTCATCACCGTGAATACCGCGCAGCGCGCTAATAGAGATCGTTGTCACCATTCCCATATATTCGGCAGCCTCATCGGGCGGCAGCTTGGCGCTAAATACATGATCGATCGCAGTATTCTGGGTGGCGCTTAATGGCGTGGCGATAGCATTCATCCTGTCGCCCCCATCACCGGAATCACCACCAGAAACACAAACAACACCAACACATCCATCCAGCCCCACTTGGGCTCATTAAACCGGCTCATGAGGCCTCCTTATTTACCGTGTTTTTCAACACCGTAAGCGAGTGAATCTGCTCCGAGATCTCACGATTGATTCGCTCCCTCTCCTTCTCATCAATACCGCCGGGCAACGACTCCTCAACCGCCCTGCACACATCGCCGCCCTCACTGACAGCATGCAGCACAGCCGCCATCACGCTATCGTGAGACTCGCTCGTCTTGGTCACAAACTTGCCATCGAACATCTCGCACAACACCTCAAGTGGTGTGGTATCGCCCGTGCGGTCTACGATAGAGACAAACTCGCCAATGGTGGGTTGATGCAAATCGTCAGTAGGATTGAGCTTGGTCGCAAACGTGTTCTCTCTCTTGCCCATGCTTCTGGCAAGGCCTGATACCCCGTTAGGCTTAAAATTGAGCGCTGCCGTATGTAGCGCGATAAACAACCTATCCATTGCTAAACATCCTCCATGCCTTAGCTGCACCGTTGGTATTCTTGACCCATACTCTGGGCATGAGACAATCACCCCATACGATTAAATATAAAAACATCACAGGAGACCCCTATGGCCGAGGCCGAGTACGAACCGGGAGACGACCAGAAGGTGCTCGACACCGTTGTGGCGTTCGACGCATATATCGATATATTGAACAGAGCTATTGCGCATCATCATCCCCAAATGGCAGAGGAACTGTCCGAAGACTTAGCGGCAACTGCGAAACGAGTGAAAGATCTACTGCCGGCAGAACTGCACCGCGTAGAGGGCAAGCTGAACAGCTGGGTAGAGAGCTTGAAGCCCTAGCCCAAGCGCCCCACCCTGCCAATGTTGCAGCGGCGCTCATGCAGCACCGCCAGGGAATAAAAAAGTGGCGACTGCAAGCGCCACAAAACCACATAAGGGAAAACTTAGGGAAAACCCTGCGGTGGTTGAGGAGATATTTGGGGGAGAGATCATGCTGCCTTCTCTTCCTGAATTGCGTCAGCACCATAAAAATGCGCCAAAACTTCTGGTATAGAGACATTTCCATCAGATTCTTTAGCCATATTGATCAAAAGCTCTTTACGCGGCACCTTTCTGGCAACAGGAATCAGATGGACTTTTATGTAACTAAGCGTGGTGCCACAGCGGGAGGCGTACTGCTCTCTGGCGGGTGCATCAAGGCTTTTCCAATAGGTTGATAAGTTCATGCTGAAAACTCTAATACCTTTTGGGTATCAGGTCAACAGCTATTTACAACCTTTTGGGTTATATAACTTTCAGGCCCAAAACGGTTGAATACGCTCATGGTTACAAACAAAGAAACACGCCTTTGGAACGCTCGATATTTAGTAGCTCAGGCCGGTACGATCGCCGCATTTTCCAATGCGATCGGTAAGGCTCAGGCTCAGGTTGGGCAGTTCGTTGGCGTTAATCCAGTCAAAGGAATTGGCAGCAATATCGCCAGGCAAATTGAATCTGCATTTGATAAAACTGAGGGGTGGCTAGATACCCCCCACCCCCTAGGTTGGAGTAAAATTGAAAAGCCAGAGTGGAAAGAACAGCAGCTTGAGCTGATGGCACGCATAGAAAATGATCGTGGCGAACTCAAGGATGACTATATCAAAGAGGCGTTTGAGGGATATCTCCAGGGAGAGGGTCAGCTAACGGCCCCTGATCATGCGGGTAACGCTAAAGTGAATTCAAGCCTAAATACCAATGAAGATCCCGAAGGGGCCAAGCTATTAGACGAGATTGCTCTGCTTTATTACTCAAAAAAAATAAACAAAAGCGACCTCCAGGCCGCTCTGCATTTGTTCTTATCTAAGAAATAAATTGCAGGCGATCACCGCCTCATAAAAATACATACCAAGTTCCCAGGGCAGTATCACCGCCAGCTCTCCTTTTTGATAAACAACAAAATCACCCTCAACCGGTACCCGTCTCCGATGAGCAAAAACACGATCCCCCGCCTTACCGAGCCCAGCGATATCTTTACTTAAAGTTAAATCTAACATTCTTATCCATTCCCATTGTCTTGCCCATTTCCTTATCATGACGACAGTGGCTCATTGTGACGCCAAGTAACCGTCGATCCGTATGGATATAAGCAAGAGTTTGACCTATTTTTAGTCTGGAATTATGTAGATAAGATGGAGATAAAATGGAGATCTCTGAATTACAGGCACAAAAAAACCCGCCGAAGCGGGCTTTTTATCAGGTTAATTGGTCAGGCTGCATTTTCCTGCATCAACTGCTCTGCTCCATCAACAATTTTTTTAGTTTGAGTTAACGCATTTTGGGCGGTCACCTCAGTGAATTCTTTTTCAAGCTGGTAGTCTGCAGAAGTCCTATGTGTCCGAACAATTCTTAAGAGTACACCAAGCCTTTTTACCTGCTTATTTGTATCCCTATGGTACTGGCCGCATGACTCAAGGCTGCCAATTAATTTCTCATGCATTCCGCCATCAATATTGGCGTATATAGGTATGCCCAATCTCTCCCTTAGCATCTGACACGCATGAAACGCCCCATAATAGGCTCGGCTGGCTGCATTCCGATAACCTGTCTCGGTGTTTGTTTTAAGCATATCTTCTGCCGAGACCACAAAGTCTCTATGACCAATTGTCATACGGCACCCTGATGGGTCGCAGTGGCGAAGCCGATTGTCAGAACCTGACTAACCGCAGGAACCAAATCTTGATCGATGAGTGAATCGGCCAGCTCAGAATTCATTTCGGCAATTACATCAGACCCCGCATCAACCTGAAAAATAATCGCTGGATTTTCACCATCGTAAGAATGCACAGAAGTGCTCTCCTCCAAAAGATGGTGAGCGATGTGGGTTTTATGAGCCGCCAAGAATGCTTGAGAAACCTGCTCCCCAGTCACTCCGAACTTATCCATTCGGCTCATCACTGTGCCGAGCCAATTTGCCCTGTCGTGGCCTTTTTGAGGTGACAGCTTGTTCCAGTATTCGTTTGCGATCATAGCCTCAGTGATATCGCCAGCCTCTGTGCAACTATCAAGATAAAGATCGGCCAACGCTAGGTTGCCAGGGAACTTCTCAACAGCCTCTTTCAGCAAAGAAACCGACTTGTCATACGTTCCCATTTTTCCGCATGAAACCGCATACGCCAAATAGGCCCATGACGAGCCCCACCCGCTTTTTTCAAGTGCAATTTGGTGCTGTTTGTGAGCCTCTTCAATATCCATAGTTAAAGCAGCGATCATGCCGAGAAGCCCGTGCCCCATTTCTGGATCATCTTTTATCACGACTGAAGCGCCCGCCTTTAGTCCCTGCATAACAAACCGATTGCTTGTATCAGCATTAGTGATGTTATTCAGGCGATCGATTAATTTGTCGGCTTTCTTTGCTGGTTGTGGAAACACTGTAGTCCCTCAGAAAATCGTGATGCGAATATACACTATATATCGTCTTGTTGATATGGGTCTTGAATGGCGACCGTTCAAGCATAAACCCTATATCGTCCGGCCCTCAGCACCACACTGTGGACACACCATCACGGTCTTAGTTCCGCGCCCCACAGATCCGATAATGATCGCCACCACCATCACAATAATGCCGACCATCACATTAGCCAGCATCACCAAGGCCCCCACCAGGAACATCAGCACACTAAAGATGCCCGCTATAGACACCGAGCTTTTCTTCTCTTTAGTAACCAGTTGAACATTGCATTTTTCGCAGGCCACAACCGATGGCGCCGCTTTCTCGTTATTATCATCCATTGCTAATGGCTCTCCTTTTCGTTTTAAAAATCAATTTCTACTCGGCAAGAGCGCACCACCCCGCCCTCTTGCCGCCACTATAAGCCCTGCCCAGCCCCAGCTCAATCATCACCGGTGCGATGGGCTCACCATCAACCAAAACATCGGCCACCAGGCGGAAGTACTTGCCTCTCTCTATATTCACCAGCTCAACCGAACCAGCAGAACGCAGAGCATTATTCAAGAAGTCCCGCGCCCTGATAGCCAATTGCTTCTCGCCTGGGCACTTCCCTTTTATCTCTGGGGTGTCGATTCCCCTAACCCTTATCGGCATATCTGCTCCCACAATGGCGGGCCAACCCTCAATATTTACCCTGATTGTATCGCCATCATAAACCTTAACGATCTCAATCCTATTGGGGGTATGGGCGCATGACGTGAAAAGAATAATTGAGACAAAAAAAGTTAAAGCTCGCACGCCAAACCAACAAATCACCTGATTAATTAACGGGCATTGCCACGCTCCAAATATATAGAAACCAAACTTTATCACAATTAATTATTTGAACTAATACCGTAAAGGTATTGACGAGACAAGATAAGCCTGTATTATCTAATGCAACACAACCTTTTTGGTAACAGGATAATTTGAGGCAAATGAAATGACAGCTCCCACAGGAACAGCATCAAGAGCACACAACCTCCTTCACCGGAAAGCCGGAGCGCTCTCTGCTGTAGAAATTGGCATATCTCTCGACATTACCACTCACCAGGCAGGGCTGGCCATGCAGTGCCTTAAACGCAAAAAGGCAGTCCAAAAAATCAGTCACGGCAAAAACACCAAATGGGAAAGCATCAAAGAGCCAGAGGGAAAATTCATTTACAACCCAGACCTATACCCACCAACTCATCATCCAGACGGACGGCCGATGAGCAACTTGGAACGATGTGCCGCAGTCATCAACCGCGAACAACGCATCATCAACAACCAAGAGATGAGCGAGCTTCTCGGTATCGCCAAAAACACCGCCACCCAAGCGCTCATCTGGGCATGGAAAGCCGGGCTCATTGCTCGCACCTGCACTACCAAAAAGTGCGACTACCACCCAATAGTCGATGAAGATAAAAAAGACGCCGTCGACATCAACAGCCTGATGAAAGCCAACATGAACGCCCCTCACCACCAGGGGCTTATCGAATATCAATACTTCACAGGGAGCGCAGCATGAACATGATAGAGGCAAGGCTGAAAGTGATCAGAGGCCAGCGCAAACAGATCGCCAGGAGCTTTGCCGACGATGTGCGCTGGAACAACACTCACCTATTCAATCGCACCATGGGAGCCCCAGGCATTGCCAATGCAGAGCGGGCGCTTATCGATCGCACCTATCAGGCAGGGTGTCGCAGACTCTCCATGGGGGTGCATTGATATGGCGCTGATAACAGTACAGCTTCGCGTATCTGTCCCAGACCATGCGACCGAGGACGAAGTAGGCGACTACGTTGAACAGTATTTTGGTGAGGCTGGCTCAATGAGCACAGAGAACGCCTGCATCAACAATTCCGAAGTACACGATTGCGACTGGGAGTATGAATAATGGGACAGCCTGCAGAAAGAATCGATGCAGACGATCTGTACATCACCACCAAGATCACCATCAAAGCCATAGGGCCCAAGCACTTGCGCTCGCAGATTGAGCTGATTAGTAAATGGGTTGGAAAACAAAGATGTTAACCAACGCAATATACATTAACACCACCCCCGGTGCGCAATGCCTGTTCGCCCCGCCAGAGGCGACAGAAGACTACGCCGGTTGGTTACAGCTACGGCAAAAAGCCACCCAGTTCAAAGACGGTATCCAGACCTGTCACTACGGCCTATCGCAAAAGATAAACCAGATCCTGCAGGCCTCAAAAAGCAACGGTGTCCATGTATTTGCTATCGGAACCTATGCCGCCCAAGCCTCACAGTTTCTTGAGGCGCTTGGCGTGCCGAGTGTGGAGGTGTTGGGATGAGCATTACCGTCAACAGCTACTTCTCAGGTGCTGGCCTGATGGATATCGGACTCATCGAAGCCGGCATTGAAGTCGCCCAGGCATTCGAGCTCGATGCAGACGCTTGCAAAACCTACCGCCACAACCTTGGCGACCACATGACCCAGTGCGACATTGCTGATGAGCTGGTCCTTAACCAAGAAGACTGCGACGGCATGGTGTTCACCTACCCCTGCACCAAATACAGCCGCATCGCAGATATTCACGGTACCCGTACAGGTGATGAGCTGTTCCTGCATGCGCTCCGCCACCTGGCAATCGCTCGCCCTGAGTTCTACGTGGTTGAAAACGTCCCAGGCATGAGGGCTTTCCCCATCGTGATGGAGGCCATGACCAAGATGCCCGACTACTACATTCAAACCTTCTGCCCTATCAAGGCAGATCACTGGCTACCCCAGCGCAGAGACCGCCTAATCATCATCGGCACCAAGCGGCCATTTGCGATACGCCCACCAGAGAACACCAAGCCGATCTCCCTGGCAGAGATCTTAGAGACTGATCCTGAGATCACCCTACCCAGCGCCATCAAGGCCCGCATGAATGGTGAGTATCGAGACCAGCCAATCATCTCAGACCCAGAGCGCGGCGATATTGCCCCCACCTGCGTGGCCCACTACGCCAAAGACAAAAGCACCCGACTGGTTAAAGACAAGAGGTTCCCAATGGGTGTGCGCCCCTACTCAGTGCGCGAGTTCGCGCGGCTGCAGGGCGTTCCCGATAGCTTCACCTTCCCCGTATCCAATACCGCCGCTTATCGTCAGATCGGCAATGGCGTGGCCGTGAATGTGGGGCGATGGATTGGGGGCGAGATGAATAGGTATATGACAACAGCGAGGAGTGCGGCATGAGCCTACTTACAAAACATGGCACCAAAACCAGTGAGGCTTATTTTTTTAGCATTGAAGATCATCGATTAAGGATGCGCAAAAGTAGAAATAACCGCTTCAAAAACTGCGAGTCAATCGTCATAGATTCAAATGGCGACGCTCAAATCATAAAAGTGCCAACACCTGCTCACGCATATTTCTACTGGATGCAGGCAACAGAAGCGCAACAACAATATGCAGCCAATATCTACAACAGTCCATACGATCCGCCAGAGAATTTGACCTGCCCATTCTGTGGGGGCGGCAACCTAACGCCTGGGCTCTGGTCATTAGATAGCGGCGAAGTCGACTCAATAGAGTGCGACAACTGCTTCGCCGGTGCACCACTAACCGCATGGAATAAAAGAGCCGTAACTGATGCAGCAGCCTAAGCCGCAACTCACTCTCCTGCAGATTGCAGAACAAGAGCACGAGACCTATGGCGGCATCCTGCTGATTGATAACGGCAAGCCCCGTGTCTGCTTTAACTGCGACAAGCGAGCGCCATGCAAATGCAGACCGCCTGGCCATATTGAGTCGCTCGCACCATCGTACAGCGAAGCGGCGCCAGAAAATTACACCAAAGCGCCATCAGAACCGGTGGCACAGCAGAGTTTATTCCATGATAGAACCGGGCATTAA